TTACATTGTCAATCTGTGACCTAATAGTGTCTACATTTGAAGCCGCTGTGCCGCCCTCACCAGTAATTGAAGGGTTTAAAGCTGTATTGATGAATCCTACATATTTCTCGTCTTCATAGAAGTTTGATGTAGCATTTAAGTCGTCACCAGCAGAATACATATATGGGAATACTGGACCTTTAGGTATTAAACCAGTATCAAACGATGCCGAATATGTTCTAAACTCTCTCGCATCAGTTCCGTCTACCAAAGCCCCCTTGTTATTAACTTTACTAGGCTTAACATCTATTTTTGATGCAAAGTTATTGAGAGTCGTTGCATCACTACTAACGACATTATAATCTTTAGGGAATATAAAAGGAACAACCGTAGTTATACTAATAGTTCCGATACTACCTGCATTAATTTGATTCTGAGTGGGTGTTACAGCCACACCTGTCACTGCATCTTTTGCTGTAAACTCACATCCTTTAGGACCAAAAACACTAGTGACAGTCAAGACTTCTCCATTTCTAGTGTCTGTGTCTAACACTGTTCCATTACCTGTCCAGTGAATCTTGATGTGTTGACCAAAGGTTACATAACCTTCTGTTAGCTTAAAGACACAAGGATCTGTGCCGTCAACGGTACCTGAAGTCACTCTAGCAATTATTTTCTTAGCTGGTTTTAGTAGAGAGGGATCATATACAGCCGCATGAGTGTGTATTAATCCATCACGAAGAGCAACTAGGTTACCAGCGAATCCTCGATCACCGACAGTCATTGCAGTAGATTTTTCTACATCAAAGTTTGCTATAACATGATCTGCAAGAGATGTCAATTTAACATATTCGCTAGTTGAATCGGCAAAGCCAAATGTCTTGAGATCGTTTTGTATTCTTGTTTTTAAGTGTGCGTGTCTTTCTGGTTCGCTTATGTTTCCATCATTATTACTACCACCGCCTTGCTGAGAATATACAGATAGTCCTGTTCCTCTTAAAAACATTGAAGCGTTATATATTGTCTCTGCATTACCGCCACCCAAAATATCGTTCTTATATCCATCGATGATGTATCCGACATCACGCTGGCACTTGTATTTCAGATAAGCTTTTAGTTTTGCTTGACCTGCGGCATTGTTAGCATATCCTAATGCGGCTAAGGAACTAAGACCACCAGCTGGAATAGAATATTGAATTTGTGTAGCGGCATCATATGCCCTTACGCCTGTCGCAGTTTTGGTTGTTACCCAATATGCCCAGAAATTCATTTTGACATCAAAAAAGGTGTCTAACTTACTTTTAGCATTTACACCAGTACCGTAATCAGCCGTGACCAATGCAGTCGGTGAAGTGAGCCCAGCGTAAAAATCGTCATCTGTGAAGGCAGTCTGTGTTATTGCGGCCAGACCAGTAGTGTCAGCACCAACAAACGCTATCGCTTCGGCAGACAAGTTAAGATCAGTACCAGTAGGTGTTCCTAAAGCTCCTACCGAGCCCGTACCCGCAGTGGTATCGCTGTCTTGAAAAAGTTTTCCGGTTTTAAATATTAGTTTAAGGGCTTGATGAACAGGCTTTTCAAATCTACTAACCTTAGGAAATATGCCTACCTTTATGCTGTACCAGTCAGAAGTACCGTTCGATAGGGCAAAGTTAGATGTGTTGATAACAGTGTGGGCTTTACCGCCATGCTTCATGTCAAGAAGGAAGTTGTCGATCCAGTAATCTAAATCACGCTTACACTTAGCCCTAACTTCTAGTGCTGTAATATCAGTAATTCCGCCATTGTCAGCGTTAATAGCGGCTGCCAGATCAGTGTAATATCTATATTCATTTTGAGTGGAAAAGCCAGTAGCTGCCAAATCACCAGAATCCGCTACAGGACTAATTGCAGTGCCTGTTCCACCATTGTTATAAGTGTTGAAGTTCGCAGAACTAGCTTGATAGTACGATTTATATGCAACAGCTAAAGCACTGTCTATAATATCAAACTTCTTGTCTATTACGATCTGTCTATCCGAAGACAGTAGGCCTTCACTAACCAAAGCCTCACTTGCTCCATTGCCTACTGCTCTGTAGTCGTCTGTTTGAGTAGTAGCAACGGTAGTATTTGATGTATTATTATTTCCTCTTAATAGAGTAGTAGCTTTTATGCCATATGGAGTTACTGGAGAATATGCAACTGATTGAGTTCTACGAACAACAGAGAAGTTATCATCGACTCCACTATTTCTAGTTTCCCAATAGTAGCCATCGTACTTATCATAGATGCCATATTTACGAATAGCTGGATTCTGAGCAAAGTCTGCAAGTGATACTGAACTTCTTATACCAAATGTAGCCGCTGATACACGACCAGGCTGATATCTAAAGAAACGCTTAGAAGTCAATACTGCTGTTTCATTTCTAGGAGCTTCTACAAGAGCACCAGCTTCTGTAGGAAGATGCTTTACACCATGACCATCAATATGGTATTCTGGCTTCATAGACCATTCTGAGGGGTTAACATCATATGTATTAACATCAGCAAAAATACCAAGAGCGACTTCTGCTCTAGGAATACCTAAAAGAGATAGTGCTACCTCTGACTGTACCTTATTCTGCTCTACTACAGGAATTGCAGTTTGATCAGATGCCATTACAACGGGTATTGATTTTTCCGCAGTCTGTGGTCCCGGCGATACAGGAGTAGTTCTACCTACATTTACTACACTTGAATTGCTATTTACATTTGTTATGCTTGACATTTGTTTTCCCTATTTAATGAGGCCTTGTGCCATCACAAAGTCATCAATTATATTTATTGTTCCTGTCGCTGTACCATTAGTATTACCACTATTAGTGGCGCCATAGTACTTGATAGTAACATCATTCGATGCATTAATATTTATTATAACTCCTTCCACAGGATTGGTGCCTCCTGAAGTCCAGCTAGTATGGCCATCAAGTCTAACGACATGACCTGTCGCTAAGGGCACTCTTAAAACCGCAGGAGTGATTCTAACAGTATACTCTGGATTTGTTGCTCTGTCTCCACCACTTACATTCCAAGTGCCTGCTACAGCGATTTCACCTGCACTGGCATAATATCTGTAACTAGCAGACCATGCTACACCAACATGCTGGGATCCAGCAGGATGATTTCCAGCAGTTAATTGAGCGGCATAAAGAGTTGTAAGATTACCTTGAGAGTAAATACCACTCTTCAGATTACTATAACTTCCTGCAGGATCAGATGTAGGACTAGTGTCGTTTATTTCAAACGAGAATTGGCCTTTAGTTCTGTCCATTCCTGAAGCTAAATCTTTTATGAATATCATCTTCGTAGCTGTACCAGTAGTGCCAGAATTTTGATTTGGATATCCAACAAACTCGTCTGGAGTCGCTTTACCTGATGTACCTGTAACATTTACGCCATTATATTCAAATGATGTGCCGACTGTAGCTGTAGCGGCACCAATAGCAGTCCAGTTTACATCACCAACTTCGGTAATTCTATATCTTCGATAGCTTTCACTATTATTATCTACGAAACCATCGTCTGTAACTGTTGAAAATAGGAATCCATTGATTCCTTTTGCCCCAGGTCCAACTTCATTTCCATATATCTCTTCTGCTCCATTAGAAAGCTTTCTTATCAAATTAGTTCTATAAACTATTTGACCAGCCTGAGACGATATGCTAGTTCGACTTATATTGAAGTCAGCTCCGTTTTCTTGATATGTGAACGGATCACTACTATATGGAGATGTGCTTCCAAACTGCGATCTATTTATATTAATTGAATCATATTCACTGTTTAAGATGTCTGGACTAGGCAAGAATTCGTTTGCGGCACCCATTAAGACATTAGGAGAAGACAAGAAGAATGTTGATCCGTATGTGAATATTCCTGATCCACAAGACTTAACGATATTATTTGCTATAACACCCTCTGACGTAACTGAGACATCAACTGAGTCAGTATAATTTTCAAATCTATTACTAGTGACGATAGTAGTCGTGCCGTTGTCAGCAATTAGAGGTGAGAATGTATATCTGTCAGTTACGCCGCTATTAACAATTTCGCTCGTGGTCATCTTGAACTCGTTCGGGCTTGTTGCGTATACTCCTCCACCAATAACATTTTTAATTCTACACCTGTCTATCAATATAGCACTTGGATTTGTTCCGAAATCTACAAAATAGTTTGCTGTAGCATCTGTTGAGTCAAGTAACAAGAACTGAGAAGTAAGATTGCCGTCTAAATCTATGCCTACAAGAGATATAGAAGTTGCATTAGTTGGTGAATCAGAGCGTATCAGAGAGTTATCTGGAGTACTAGATATATAGCTAGACCAAGGCAATTTTTTAATTTTAGTTATGTTTGAAGTGCCAGTTAGTCCGAAGTTACTAGGCACAGAGATGTTAGATGCATTATAAGTCTTAGCGTTTAATTGAACATCCTTTCTTCCTTGGCTAGATTTAGTTACGATAGCATCATTAATCTTGTTAGTGTCATTGTGCGCTATCTCAACATTGGGCGCACTATTAACATACACAAAAGTTGTTCCCAAATTCAAGTCGAAGTGTGCGCCACCGGTTTGTATGGAATCAACAGTAACATCTACCCATCCTCTCTGCGCTGTAGACGGTGCAGTCAGAGGAAAATGCGTGATCGATGAGTATGAGTTATCTGTAGCGTTTTTACCAGACCAAGAAGTATAATCAAAGGTGTAGTAATCTTTCCATGTTGCTGCCAAGTCTTTTGGACCTAGAACAGCAACTAACTTATATCCACCTGATCCACCAACTTGTCTATAAACTAGTACTCCCTGTGTAGCATCTGCTCCTGTTATAGTAAGAGATAAGAATGTGTCTCTGTTAAATTTAGTAAGTACATCATCAGTTGATCCCGCAAGATCGACATTTGCAGATAAAGCGGCAGATGAAGGTCCTATTTCTCCAGTGAGCAAATCAAAAAGTGCGGCTTTGTATTGAAACTGTTTATATCCCGAAGTGGTTCCAGAAGAGAATCCTACAAGACCGATACTTCCGCCAATACTAGGTGTAGCACTTATATTAGAACTAGTAGCTGATGCGCCATATACTCTCAGTAGTTGTCCTGCTGAGAAGTTAGCTTCTAAAGTCTTGTCGCTTATACGAATTATATTCGACTGTTCATTACTTACTGCTTGAAATGTTCCAGCAACATCTTGAAGACTTTCCGTCACTGTGCCGCTATCAAAAGAACTACTGTATGTGTTAAATAAGTTACCGAAATTTAGTTCTTGTCTTGCATCAACTCTAGTATTAGTATAAAATAAGTTAGTCGTGCCTTCAGTCACATAATCAGATGTCATTGTTTGAGCAGTAGCGCCTGTGCCAGACACTGCCATTTTTACGATAGTGCTATCAAAAGATACGAAGTTGCCAGAGTTGTTGAATCCAGCGACAGTGCCGAAAGTAGCCGTATCTGTAGGTATCGTTGGCTTTCCGTTTAGGTTAGCATATGTCAAAAAGTAGCTTGCGTCTCGATGCTCGTTTAAATAGTAAAGCTTCTGTGCCTTTAGTCCATTAGATACAGCATCATTACTGCCATTAAGCTTTGTTATTATTGTGGCTGATTTACTAGCAATATTTGTGTCGCTAAGTACATAATCCGTTATTTTTGAGGCCAGTACCTTTTTAGATGTGGAATCAGCGGAAGCAGTGGTAGCAAATATGTCGCCATCGGCCAGTGCAGTTAATACTGGTAAGTCTGAAAATTTCTTGTTAGCCATTCTAGCTTTCCTTAAATATTATTATACTTGTATTTATATTTGCTTGTAGCACTATCCAGTCCTTTTCCAAATTGTGACAGTTACATATGGATTAAGATTCGAGTGACCTGCACTTGATCCTCTTGTCTCTAAGTATTGCTCTGTAAGCATTTCAGCAGTACCAGTATGTTCGTTTAAGACAGCTCCTGTTGTGAGATCACCAACTATACGATTTGGACTTTGATTTTGAGGTTCATCGTCAGTACTAAAGAGTGCAGAAGAATCAATCTTATGGTCGTGAGCAGGCATTTGGGCTTCAGTCAATGTAGTGAATGAATTTCCACCCTTTTCATCTAAAGTATCGCAATGTGCCCTACGAACTTTAGCTGAACCTAAACTACTATAACTGCCCGTTGTTGGAGTTCCGCCTGTAAGATTAACGGTAACTACCTGGCCTGTAGGACCAATATCAGTTACGACATAATTAATAGCGGAGCTGATTTGTGATCCACTAGGTGCACCTCCAACATCACTAAATTTAACTGCTTCGCCTACAGAAAAAATATATTGTCCGACATACACGAATGTCGCAGTGCCTGCTGGACCATTAGCACTTCCGGAAGTGATACTTACGCCAGTATCTAGTCCAACTAGAGTTCTTCCTTCTGCATATCTTACCCACTCACCAAATCCTAAACCACCAGTATTATCAGTTGCTCTAGTGACATTTGGATTCACATTAGTAGTTGAAGTGTATAATGAACCTATAGGATAGACGGCTTTTAATACGGCTGTTACTCCAGCCAGAGTTAGACCCGTTGCATCGCCTTTAAACTCTGCCGCAGAAACATCAACAATAGTAGTTCCGCTAGTATTTGCTACATCACCTCTAAGTTGTCCCGCTCCATTTAGCGTGATGTGTCCATTGCTTGATGTTGCAATAGATGTAAATGTACCAGCTTTAGGAGTTGTAGTACCTATATCAGTATTGTTTATAACACTAGATGTACCACCATTAATTGTTACTTTATTGAATGCCGCTTCAGCAGGAGCATTAACACCGATTACAGTATTATCTATCTCACTGCCTGTACCACCACCGATATCGACTGTGCCGAATGTTGATGCGTTACCGCCAGTAGTGCCATTATGTGTAATTCGTTTTGTGATTACCGCTGGTAAAGCGCCATCATCTATAATCAATCCAGATGTAGTGATTGCAGTTCCGCTTATCCGCAAATAGTTAGAAGTAGTAGCATCCTTTATCTGTAAGTAACTGTGACTGGCATCAGTCTCTATTGCATACTTATTAGTACCGGCTCTATCAAACTGAAGTTTTACAGCACTAGCGCCAGAGTCTAATGTTAAGTCTCCAGTGATCTCTGTAGGATTAAGTAAATTGATCGTTGAGCCTGAAGCCTTAGTAATATTATCTACAGTAATTGTGTGTCCACTTTCTAGAGTAATATCGCCATTCAATGCTATGTTGCCAGCATTGGCATCACCCATAGTTACAGCTTTGCCTGCTACTGTAATTAGTTCGTTAGTTTTTCCTTTCCAAGTACCAAAGGTATCTGTGTTTGAAAGTGCAGTAATCGTTACGCTCATTTCGTTATCTCTTTGACTGTTTTCTCTAGTAAATTCATAGCAGATTCTAGTTTAACTATCCTCTGCTCTAACCCTTGTATATATTTATCTCGTTTTTTCCTAATGAGAGCATCATTATATCCTGAAACATCTTCGCTTACTGCGCCTATGCCAGAATTATTTCTTATTAAAGATGCTCTAGTTATCATGTTAGCGCAATTGCTCTGTAGTCGAATATATGCGGGAACAGATTGATATCTGGAGTAATAGAACTTAACTCAGCAGTATCTAACTCACCACTTGTTCCTGTTGTTCCGTGTCTCAAAACAAACTTGATCTGAAAAGTCCTATAGTTATCAGGATAAACTGTCTCATCTAAATTGTATTCAAAATCTCTATAGTCTTTAGTGTTGCTGGTGTTAGAGTATAGATCATTATCAGCAATAGCTAACTTTATCCAATCGCTCTTAGTCTCTATATTTTCTGGATATACAAATCTAGCATATACATCTACGAATGTGCCTGGAGGTCTATACGCTGATAAGATAACTCTCAGTCCATCCGCTTCGAGGCCCTCTTTAAGTACAACTTCTTTCGCTATCCAAGAAGATGTCGTTGAAAGTGTGTCTGTGATTCTATACTGATATGCGTTGATTTCAGATAGAGACTTATCTATAATTGGAGTAGAAGCACTGTAGCTATTATTACTCATAGAAACTCTGATCTTGAAGTCTTCGCTACTCGAATCACTAGAGTCTACTATTCGACTCTTACTTATAATATCTCTAATATTATTCACAGTATATACATTAGTGTTTTTAGAAATATTCTTATCTAAAGAATTTCCATCAAACAAACTTAACTCGCTTGCCGTGTTAATAGTATTGCTTGTGTATATTTGAGGCTGAAAGTACGATATCTTCTCATTATTTACTTTACTAATTTTAGCACTAGCTCCACTCTCAATTCCTTTAATCACTTGACTGTTTGGTCTTGCTGTACCTGTTGCTACTGCACCAGCACCTGTTGCTACGAATTGTGTGCCAGGTGTTGACGAAGATGCACCAATAGCAGTGAATGCACTAGGATTATTACCTTGACTAACAATAGTGTATGTCTCTTGAGCAGTTAGTCCTCCTAAAGTATCGACTGGATTATCATCGATGAAGTTTGTTGATGTAGCAGAACTTTCTTTCAGATGCAATTCAGTAGCCTTACTAGAATTAAAGTAAGATACTTTGCCAGCTACACATACATGAGCCTTTGCTGAAGATGTGGCTTCAAAGAAAGGAGTGTCTAATGTTACTATAGTGCTGGTAGCGTCTGTGGTTAAGTTTAAAATCTTCGCAACAATATCTTTTGTTTCTGCATTATTTGTGAGATATACATAATCGCCATTAGCGAATATTGTAGAGCCAGATATAGTCATCACATTTAGCTGTGTGCCAGAGATAGTAGCTGTGTAAGAAGTAGATTTCTTAATGTAAGCTAATTCGTCATCGAAGAATGAATTTGCTGTATCTCGTATCGTTAGAAATTCCATATCATTTGGAACTAAGTCTATGGTACCGGTTGAGTTGAAGTCATATCTCTTTAATACAAACTTAATGTCTTCATCTTGATAAGATTTCCAAGCACTATCATTAGTCGATGTGAACAATACTCCATCACCCCAATCATTAGTTACCGCAACAGTACTAGCTACGCTTCCTGTTGATTTAGATGTTGCTCCAACTTTAGAAGTCCATATCAAATAATCTGGAGAGTTCGCATCAGGTATAACTACAAACGCATACTCTTTATTAGCATTCAATCTAACAGGATTATCAAAGACGAATGAAGTCTTTTCAGTTCCGTCAACAGAATCTACAACTACTTGAGATGAATTCAGATGTTTAGATGCGAATGGTAAAACCTTCTTAGATGGATATCCATTCTCAACTTCTCTTATTTGTAATGTTACGCCTAAAGTGCTACTCTTTTTCTTAAAGAACACTTCTACTTCACTAAGCATAGCGATATTAGCGCCAGCGGTACTAGAAGATTTCACTTTAAATGTTTGAGCAATTGGATCTCCAACCTGTCTTTCAACTTGTCTCTGTATAATACTGACAGAAGTGTCAAAGTCAACGGTTCTGGTTGTAGTGCTTAAATCAGTCTTATTTATGTCAAAGTTATACCCTCTGTAGCTCGCTCTGCCATAAGATGTTGATGCAGAATCTATAGAAGAGTATGTATCGACATCGACAACTTCTAATACATTTTCACCGACAAAGAAAGTGCTTGCAGGAATGTTAAATATCGCAGACAGCACACCATTAGCATCTGATCTAACAGCAGTATTTTTATCTTCATGCCAAGCACCTGATACATTCTTAACATCTAAGCTGGAACTATTACTAGTACTAAATGATATATTTGTTCCTGGAGCGACATGAGAATCAACAGACTTTTGGTCGAAAAAGAAGTAGTGTCTGGTGTTAGGTCTTAAACCAGTTACCAGAATTTTTACTTCCTGTCTCCTTAGATAAGGCTTCATGTTTATATCAGTGATGAAGTTACCCACTTGCTGGTTGAACTCACTCATAGAACTAGTTAAAGAACTCTGCTCAAAGGTTTGATTGAACTGACCCATTATAACTCTACGCCTAGGCCTTGTTGTTCCAGTTCTAACTTCACCTAAAAACTCTTCTGTGGTGAGAGGCATAATTTCTTGAAGATTATCTACAAGGTCAAGCATTGGTCCAGAAATATCTATTTCAAGATTTACAGCCGGATTTTGAGTTACATCGTATCCAGAGTTGAAAGGAGGATCGATAATAGCTTTACCTTCATAACTATAAAAGTTTGATACGCAGTTCCTAAAGTTTGTTGCGTAAGGCTGAGTGATAATACTTACTTTAGTGCCAGTATCTGCTATCGTTGCAACATCAGGAAAAGCCACATTAGCTCCAGTCTGACTTCCAACTTTTAAGTCTACTGGGAACTGCTTGACTGCAGGAGTTACAACAGTTCTACCTTTATCGATTGCCGCTCTAAATTCAGGATCTCGAATATCTGCGATATTTAAGTCTTTAATGGAGTCAGCTAGAATGCCGTTTTTGAATCGATTTGCACCAGAGCCATCCCTAATCTCAAGACTAGCTGTATCTTGCTCTAGTAGACTCAAAGAAACTACATCTATTAGACCGTCCACTTTCTGCTCTATCTCACCTATATCTTCCATAGTGTAGTTTTTATTTGCGACACTTCGAACACTAATTTTGTTTTCGCCTGTGATGTCTGCCGTATTGTTGGGCACACTAACATGGCTGATAGCATAATTATCTCCTATGAAAGGAAGGCTAGGATTCTCGTCTTCACCGCCCTTGAGTAGGAATATGTTAGAGTATTCGTCTAATGCCACACTATCTATTCTAGACATATAGTAAGTCTGATCACCGCTTACTGTTGCACCGTTTGCAGGAGTAAGTCCTCTAGTAATATCTAATGACGCAGGCGATGAAGAGTTTACTGTTGGTGCACCGCCAGCTCCCGTACTAGGATCGACATTGCTTGTGGCATACGGTCTAAAGTCATATGAGTTCAGTAGATCGTGTTCGATCAAATCCTTTGTCGTGTAATCGTGGACTAAGTATTTGCTGGTAACATTATCATAGCTGTTGGCTATTAAATATCCACCGCCAACAGTAGAAGTTCTTTTTAAGTACTTAAATCTAATGAGCAAGTCGTTGTCAGTTAAACTTTCGCCCGAATACAAAGTCAAAAATGATCTATCATAGAATCCATCTTTTTGATTTCGCACAAGTCTAAACTTAGAGGTAACATCTGTTGTGCCGGTTGCCCCAAACTTATCTTGCACACTAACGATTTCGATTGCATTAGGAATTCCTAATAGAGCGCCATTAGTTGCATTATAAACAGTCTTAACATATCCAGTCTCTTCTGTTAATGTATCATGAGAAACATTAGTCTGTAAAACATTGTAGTAGACAGTCGTAGGAGTACTGGCGACCCCACCAGTTGTGGTTAACACGACAGATATATTGTTCGAACCTGATGCTGTAGCTGTCATAGTCTTATCAGAAGCGTCAAGAGCAACTATGTCTGTGGCTAGAGGCTTTTCTGTTGCTGTGGCTGTCAATGTAAAAGAAGCAGTGTTGATAGAAGTATCTTTCACTCTTTTGACTACACTAACATTCGCAATAGAACTCATTCCAGATTTACCAGAATCGAATATCATAGATCCCGCAGAAGCTTCATTAAGCGTACCACTGCCTGTAAGCACAGTGGTGCCTATTCTCAATATAGGCGTAGATTCTTTGCCTGTATTTTTTTGAATTGCATATACAAATATTTTGCCTGGAGTAACATTCGCTACTGAACAGCTACCTATTGCAGTGCTGCCTCCTGTATCTTGAAAGAGGGTGTATCTCGTGCCGTCTAGGTTGTAATCTTGTACAACTGCCGCTTGAGCAGAACTGTAGGTGAAGTATTGTCCATAGCTAACACCAGTGTGTTGTGCTGTTCTACTTTGCGTTGAAGATATAGGAGAAATGGGCAGTTTCGTAGTTGATACATTAGTAACTTCTTGACCTCGAACGTAGGCTTTACCTGGAGAAACGATAGCGAATGCTGTGTTTCCTTCTTTTTCAAGGGTAACTTTAAGTCCATTAGTTACATAGTTTCCAGACTCTTCATAAGTTCTTCTAGCTAATTCAGTAGTCACTGTGTTGAATTGCGTGACATCACGAATACGAACAGGCTTACCATTAGAATATCTAATAAGAGCGAAGAACTCTGTAGGCTCTGCTGATGTGCTATAAGATACCAGTGTAGGAACAAGCTGAAGTCTATCAGCTCCTGGCGCATTCTCGTTGTTGAATCCTGAAGCATTGTCTAGAAGAGTTGTGTCTAAATCAGAATCAATTAGATTTTCTTTAACAGTGAAGCCGACTGAAACGGGATTAATAACGCTAGTGTCAGTTGCATCTTGACCAGGGATGTTACGATATTTAGTTACAATAATGAATTGATTATCTACGAAAATGAAGTGTCCTTTCTGATAGATAACACCCTCTTCGCAAGAAATACCAAATGATTTGCCTGCGTGATTGGTTGTGGTGGCTACAGTCACATCAGCTACTAGAGTATCTGTCGAGTTCTTAACCTGAAGTACTTCGCCTTGAAGAAACTCTTTAACATCAGTAGCGTTATCTTGTGTAGTATTCAAATACTTAACAAAGAAAGTCTTTAGGTCTGGATCTTGAGTCTGAAAGCCACCTTGACCCTTAATTATCTCAGCCTTTAGTCCAGATGTCTGACCCGTAACTGTGAAGGTAGTTGTAGTTCCATCAGAACCAACAACTTGATCATAGATTGACGGATCATTAAATCCTGCCTGATCATTCAACTTCACATAGTTCAGGTCTTGCCTGGCGGTTAAGTTAATACCGCTAATGATTGTGCCCTCTTTGTATATATTAGAGCCAAATCTCTCAACTTGCTTTTGCAAAATCGATTGAAGTTGAGTCAGTTCTCTTGCTTGAACAGCCTTTGCCGGCTTGAACAAAACACGGTTGAACTGTTTCGCTTCATCGAAATCATCGTAATACGGATCTACATTTAAATCGGTGTTAATACCCATGGGCTATATACTCTTTCCTTAAAAGTCAAATGTGAACTTTACTTTTTCTCGTCTGTTCTCTACTCTAGTAATAGGAGAAAAGTCTATAAAGTGAAGAAGTTCTCCAGTATACGGATCATATGATCCATAAGTGATAGTACTATTTATACTTACTGTAGTGGCAGTGGTAGCGTTCGGCGAATTTTTTATTCTAATATTTCCTTCTTGTAGCTTACTCTCAAAATCTCCATAATAATCTACTAGATAAATATCTGTATTTGCACCATTTACCTTAGACTCATGTATCTTAGCTGTCACAATCTCTTCATCGTGATCATCAGATAAATTGTCTACTACGACAGTAACTGTTCCAGTTTTAGTTGATCCTACAGCAGAAGTGTTTTGTGAAGTGAAAGCTTGTCCTGGCTTTACATTTCCAGAAGAAACTCCTAAGTCAGTCCACTCAGTATTAGAAGTATTACCTAGGCTGTTTATCACATACTTCTCTCCGTCTACCATATCTTTGACATCTACAACTCTGAGATACTGTTCAATATATTTATTCGCTACAGCATCAGATGTTACATTTCCTGGTACGCTCACGACAACTCTATTATCGAATGATGCGGGAATAGATGAGTTGCCAGTTGCAGAATCTGTAAATGTCGGATTCTTAATTAGTCCAACTTGAGTGTATGTGTTACTATCAGGAATAGTAACCGATTCTCCTGTGAAGTTAGTCACGATAGCCAATCTACTCATTGCCATCTCGTTAATAGGACTAGATCCATGACCGCCTTTTGAAGAAACTATAACTCTTAATGTTGTTATTCCAGGAGCAGTCAGACTCTTAGGATAGACTACTTGAGCGGTAGCGAACTTATACTGAGTACCCTTAGTTTCAAACGCAATTCTTTTTAGTGTTCCGAACTGATCTATAATTCCGTAAGCCTTGGCTCTAGTTCCTTCTAGGGTGCTAGAGGTAACAGCTATCTTGGGAACTAGCTGACCAGAAGAGCCTGATATAGTGTCACTAGTTTTTAGTGTAATAGTTATTTCCTTATCTGCATTATTAGATGTAGAGGCTATAACATCATAAAGCTTTCCTTGAGTTGCTCCACTAGCAGACCTAAAGTACATATATTTGTAAGCATCCGAATCATTATATAGGGTTCTGCCCACTTTGTTAGTAACGCCCAGTATTATGTTTAATTTGTCTCCAACAACAGATGTAGACTTAATAAGAACATCAGAGGAATTTGCTATCGTAGTTGCTTCACCAAACAAATACTGATTAAACTGTCCAGTAGGCGTAGTTTCAACGGCAATCTGTGAGATGCTTTCTTTTGCGTTTGCTATTACATCTGCATCTCCATACTCTGAAGGTAAAGGCAAACTATCAGATGTTTTATATATGTCAGCTTCACCAGAACTGACCGTAAACATATAATGCCATATATACTTGTCACTAGTTTCGATTGATTGGTAATCGACTGTGGCAAATGATTCGATCACTGTTTGAGGACTAACTGTCGATGGCGCACCATTATTGTTCTCTATGCACTTGAACACTATATAATCGTTTTCATCATTTTGTATTGTTACAAACATATTCATATCTTCAACATCTTTTGTGTCATCAAAAGCATCGTAAACTGTGCCTGATATCCAAGAGTTTTGATAGAACATATATCTTGCAGATGTATCACCTATCTTGTTACCGAAAATAACTTTTCTTTGAAATTCTCGTTTAGATTTCTGCGTATTAGATATAGATGGAACTCCGGAAATAGAAGCCAATGATGTAGAGGCAACTATATAATAGTTTGCTTCTGGTCTCGATATAGAAAGTTGATTATCTACTAGAGTCTTTATTGCGCTATCATGTCTAGCGCCACTGGAGTTTGTCAAAGACAAATCTATACTGGAATTGTTAGTATCGTATGATTGAAGTTGAGTCAAGAAATTAGCGCCAAGCGTGGCATTCTTATTCTCGAAAGAACTGAACAACTCATTAGTCGTCTCAATTTTAAAATTTTCTGTTATAATCTTTGCCATTATTCTTTTCCGTAGTTATTAAACTGAGCGTTGCTCTCTAGTTTTAGGACCTATGATATATGGATATGCAGGGTTATTAAATTGTTGATCTGAGAATGTTAAAAAATATGCGTATGTTCCCGTAGCGTAGTCAGGAGTTTTACAATATCTTCCGTTATGCTCATCTAAAGTGCCGAGAGTAGCAATATACTCAAAGTCCTCTATGAACGATCCTTCAATTATTTGTCCGTACGTAAAGCCTCTTCCACTTGCTTCTGTAAGTTTAGTTCTATATGAACTAGTCATCTGCACTACACCAGAAGATGTGTCAGTAGCACTTGTGTATCCGTATGGACCATATATGGGATATCCATCAAACGCAAATCCTATAAGCTTCGAGTGTCCATCAGCGTGTCTCATCTTCTCACTGCCAAAGCTATTAAGATTATAATAGTCATTAGAGGCTGTAAACACAGTGTTACCTACCATTCCATTCGTATAGAATGCACCACTTCTATATCTATATTCTCCTCCAGTTTCTGGTCTACCGCCACACAAGTCTGGTCTATATTCATTCACTATTTGCGCTTCATTCCATGTAAAGTTATTGGGCGCTCCAACAGCCGACAATGGTAAAGTACTACTACTTGAGCCTGCAGAGTAAATGACCACACCATTTGTGGTGATTCCTATAGGACCAGTTAATGTCACATCCTGCGGATCACTGGTATTACTTCCAGCCCTATATTTTATAGTGAAGTCATGACTCTGATCCTGTATCGTGATTCCATCTAAAAAGGTTCGAACACCAACATTGGTTGGTGGATTTAAACCGCTAGTATCTCCTCCAGCTTTCGCAGGATAAGGATCTCCATCACTTGTAATTCTCAATGTAGCCATTATGCTGTATAAACTCCTGATACTTGTGCGACAAGTTTATCGCCAGACTCTGCTGTATAGTCCTCTCCGTCTGTTGTGATATACTGCTGTATAGTAGTCTCGAAGAATGAGAACTCTATATTCAGAGAAGACTCTAAATTATTAATACTATTTATCAAGGGCGTGCTGAACAACTTTGTCCCTGCTACGCCCACTGTCTCATCAATCAATGGTGTATAGACAGCAGGATCAACAATAGAAGATACATCATAGGAGTATTCCTGATAGTAGTCATTATCATGTATCTTCATGCCGCTATCACTTATAAAAGAAGTCTTTGATTTCCATTTACCTTCAGTCTTACCTTGTCCTAATACTCTGAGATTAGCAGTCGCAACAGTCTGGTTATAATAAGCACTATCGGTTTCTAGGTTTACTATCTCAACAGACTCGTTATCTGTGTATCTATAACCAGTCTTAATAATAGACACTTCATCTATTTGTCCAGTTTGAAAAGAAGCTACGCCGTCAATTTCCGCATTTGATCCCATAGGCAAAGAGTCTACATCGTCTATGATAGTTGTGACTGATCTATCTAAATTAGATACCTTAATGGGAAGAGATGTGTCAAATCCATGGAAGCTTATTGGTCTGAAATATAAATCGTTTCCAGACCTCTTTAAGAATTTAGCTTTAGATGTGTATTCTATTGTGCCGCCAGGCGTAAATGCAAATGATGTAGAACTCTCTGTATATCCTGCGCCTACAGTACTTGTTCCTAAAGCTTCTAGTGCTGATTCACTTATATTGCCTGCTTGATTTATATCGATATCAGGTATAGTTCTCGCTTGAGTTATAGTATCTCCAGCATCCAAAAAGAAATCTACGCTGTCAAATGTGATGATGATATCTTTCTTATTGAACTTAGCTATGTTATCATGAACTAATAGAGTCTTAACATCGTTCTGATAAGCAGTACCGGTTGAAGATATATTCAAAGAATCGATGGTGCCTATTTTCAAGGTAATTGCTGAGAAAGCATCTGCAAGAGAAGTATCGTAGTTCTCAGCTCCTGGGCCAGACATCTGATAATCTTCTCCCACATCTCCTTGATTGTTATTGTTAGGATCGATCACAGTAGTTAAAAAGTCACCAATCTGATCTGTAACCAAACTCACTGTCTCTACATTCGTCAATGTTCCTATATCGAATTTGGCAGAAGCGTTAATTGCACCAAGAGACTTAATAGAAAATTCATAGTTTCCCAGTGTGGTCACCAAGATATCATCTCTTATTCGCCAAACAGAGAATGAAGGATTAGTCACAGAAGGAAAGTCGATAGCGGTACCAGCTTGATTTCCAATAGAGTTGCTACTGAGATTTAACTGTGACAGTATAGGTCTAGCAGTGGCTTGAAATCCTGGATATATTCCAAACTTACTATACATAGAATATATTCCGTACAAAGCTGTTGCGTAAGACTGAGGCCCAGATGGCAAA